GAGCATTTAGAGGGATTGACTTATCTTATTATACAACTCAGACATCTGGAGATAATAGTTGGGAGTTAAGGAGATTACAGATGTTAGGTAAATTGGCTGAAGTAGTAGAAGATCAGCAAGGGATACTTGTAGATGCTGCTAATGCTGCTGCTGCTTCTTTCAAAGAAGAGTATAAAGAAGTATATGCTCAAATGAGTGAGATAGGAAAGGAGCTTAGTGGAGTGCAGCAATTGATTACACTTATAGAGAAAGAAAAGATCGAATTAGATTTGAAAGGAGAAGGAGTAACCTTCAGCAAAGGAAGAGGTATTCAATTAAAATACAACTACACTCCAACTATCAAGTCAATCAAGTTGGTTGATGTATCTAAGAGTGGAAAGAAGGGTACTGTAGTATTTACTTTCGCTCACGGAGATCATACAAGTAGAGAAGAAAATTGTAACGTACAAAGTATAGTTGATCAAGTATACGGATTACGAGAAGATATTGTGCAGGAGTTGTTACCTGCATAGTTTTAATTATTGATCGAAGAGAGAGCTACCTTAGGGTGGCTCTTTTGGGTTATAAAATAATTTGAAAATAATTGTAAAAAAAGTTGCACCACTTGTATTAAAAGAGTATCTTTAGGTATCAATAATTAGAACAAATAAAATCATGGCAAAAGCATTTAAAGAATTAAAGTTGATTAAAGCAAGATTCATTGAAGAGATTGATGAACTAATTGCAGAGTACAAAGAAGCAGGAACATCTACTGATGATATAAATCTTGATGAAGAGTTAGGACAATTACTTGCTGATGTAATTGAAGAAGTTCAAGAAAGAGATTGGGAAAGATCATTTTAATAATTAAAACAACAAATCATGAGGTATTTAAACTACAAATCAAATTACGGAGTTGAAACAGTAGATTGTTTAGATCAAAAGGATTTTACCTTCTACAGAGATTTTAGAATAGAATTAGCAAGACTTTTACACGAGTATCGTTTGGCTGGGATGGATGTTTATATCAGTCAAAGATGTACAAAAGATTTTAAAAATAATTAGTAAAAAAGTTGCATCGCATTAGTTAAATCATTATCTTTAGGTATTAATAATTAAAACAAACAAACTATGAAAAATTCTTTTGAGGTTACAGGTGTTATCAAATTTATCAATGTTGAAGTAAGTATTGAAGTTCAATCATTCAAATGTATTGCAGATGTTCAATTAGTAATAGGTGAAGATTCTAAACTATTAGACAGAGAGTTGTTAGATTATAGAAAGGGAGAGTTCATGGGATTGCCAGTTGAAAGTTTAAGTACATTCAAGAAGCAGATGAAAGAGAACTTCGGAGTTGATATATATAAACTTATCTACGATCAGATGGAAAGTATCTTAACTGATAAAGTTTGCAAGAAGATTATTGCAGAGAATTAATTAACAAAGGAGTTGCCTCTTCGGAGGCTTCTTTGTATCTTTAGGTATCATTAATAATTAAAACAAATAAGTTATGGAAAAGTTTTTCGAAGAGCAGTTTAGAATGTTAGATAGAGGATTAGTTGCAACTCCTAAATCAAGAGAAGATCTTGAATCATTTGCAAAAGCCAATCAAGGTTCAATGGACATCTTGTTAATGCAAATGGCAATCAACTTTGGTTATAAGATGGCACTGGAGAATGTACAAGAGGAGTTACACAAACAATCTCCTAAGACTAAAGTGAGAGGGACTATCGAGATATAATATGGCAGAGCAAAATATAAAAGGCAAGTGGAAGTTAAGAGCTCCGAAGAATATTCCCAAGAGCTCTACTCCAATGTTAGGGATGGTGTATGAAGGAGCAGATAAGTTCTTTGGTAGAAAGGTTGTAGGAGTTCTGGTACAGATGTTTAATGAGAACGATGAAGCAGTACTAAGAACAAAAGGAAACAAACTAGTCTCAGTAGATAAAAAAAGTATTAAAATAGTTGCAGGGGAAGAATAAATTCAGTATCTTTAGGTATCAATAATTAAAACAAGATACAATATGACAAGAGAACAATTCTTAAACGGCACAATGTTTACAGTAGGGGGACCAACTTACAAAGGATGCAACACTTACTCGTACAACGAAAGTGCTGGATGTATGATGAGACAAACTAGATCTTCTCTGGACGAGAGAATAGTAATGAGTGAATACGAATGTAACGTAGAGAAGGTTACTAAGACAAGGTTTGAAGGATTCACCTACGTAATGAAAAAGAAAGTAGTAATCAAGTATAAGTTTTCGGACTTAGTAATTTTTGAAGAGAGAGTCTAACGACTCTCTTTTTTTTTGAAATTTGTAACCGAGGTCGAGGTGACATCACTGTGAGGTCAATTTGAAATAAGTTTGATCGTTTATTTCATGCATCGGTTTTCCACGTCGGTTTTCCAAAGTATATAGGTTAGTGTATTTCTGATAAAAATTGAGATAAAGGGAATATATATTTATATACTATAAAAATAAAGATAGATGTTGTTATGAATAACTACTAATACTCCAACCTTTTGAAGTTGCGCCTACTACCACCATTCGACCCTTCTTAGCACCATTTAAAGTGTCCTCTATCAATATACAAAATATAGTTGCTACATTTAGCTAATTTACCACCTATACCCCTTTACTCAACCTATATTTAATATACAACTTTTTTGGTTTTTTTGCAACAAAGGGTATAAAATTTTTTTGACAAATTTTTGATTATATAAATAGTATATATTTATATAAGATGAAGAAGCTTAGTAGCACCGAATTATTTAATATATTTTGTCAGCAAGACCAACAGGTATTTGCCGATAACGGTATGGTACAAGAAATTGATAATGATTTTATTACTTTTGGCACTATAATAATAGGGATGCGTAATTATGATATCCTCGATAATATCTATAGATTTCGCTACGAAGAACAGTATGATAGCGTTAAAGATCAGTTGCAATTGAAGTATTACGATTCTCTTATGAGATATGCCAGTAGAATCGATCAATTAACCTCAGATACAATAGATGATCTTAATGATGAGTTTGGAAATACAGAGATAGTAGGTATGCTTGGGCAATTAATATCGTTTTACCAACAACAAGAGCATTATGAAAAATGTGCAATTATTTTTAAACTTTTACAAAAATTTCAGTAAAAAAAGTTGCTATAACCAATCTTTATATGTATCTTTAGGTATAGAAATCAATTAAAAATAAAGGTTATGTTAGTAGACATTATAAACACCGTTTTTTCGTTACCGTACCTAGCAATAGGGGTAACCATTGCAGCTATTCTTGATATAGCAATTCACTACACAAAAGTGACTTCACGTTTTACTTTAATACAAATTTGGGGATGTACCATGTGTTGGCCTGTAGTTCTTTTATTACTTGGTGCTGCATTTTTAGCAGGAAGAACAAATCAATAGGCTATGTATAGAGATAAAATAAGCCTTTCCGAGGCCATGTCGTTAGAGTTAATAGGAGACATTACAATTGTCGACTGTTCACCAGAGTCTGTTTTGCCCTACCCTAAGGTAGGAAAAACTTGGAAACAAAACTTTATTAAGCTTCAATCCAAGCATAGGCATATATCTCCAGATAAACTCCTTACGTTCCTTTCGGCAAAATACCTTATAGAGGTTCCTGAGGGTGTAGTAAATAAAGATAGTAATACTTATTCGTGGAGATATTTTCATGGGATACAGAATTCTAAGATATTAGACAAGTCTAAGGATAATATTGAATACGTATATGTTCTAGTAAATGCGGGGTATCCTAACGTTGTTAAGATAGGAATGACAATTACAACAGTTGATGCCAGAGTAACGGGATTAAACGCCTCTAGTACGGTAGATGAATGGGTTGCAAAATTTGCTTTACCTGTTGAGAAAGGTTCGGCATATAAAGTAGAACAAGCCGTGCATGCGTTTTTTGCTTCTTGTAGAATTTCATCGGATCAAGGAGGTTCTCGAGAGTTCTTTGAAGTGGATTGTTTAACAGCTTTTGATAAAGTAAGGGAAATAGGAGCGATGTTTGCCGTAGGAAATCCTATAGTTTATTAAGGGATTTTGTAAAATTGCGCGGTGCTAAAACTTTTTTAAAAATATTGCGCCGTTTTGTTGCTTGCTTCGTTTTTTGTTAGTATCTTTAGGTATCTTTAAAAAATCATATTATGAAACACATTAAATTTTTATTTTTACTAGTAATATCTTTATTAGTTTTTAGTTGTACTCCTGATGAGGTTGTACCTGATGTTTGTTTAAATGGAAATTGTGGTGCTGAGTTTTGGATTGATACAGTGGGTCATCCTGGAACTTATCAAGATGCTCAAGGGGTTTGGCATATTAAACATGCAAATTTAGATTACTTTACTGTAAAAGGTAAAATAAACCAATTAGATCCTCATTACGTTATTAATGGAGTTCCTTTAATATCTACAGGTTTTGATTCTAACTTATTCTACACGTTGGGAAATGTAATTTGGACCTACCCTGTATATTCTTATTTAGGACTTTGGTCAAGCAATCAAATGAATACACCTATTCCAGTGGGTACCCAAACCTATACATTCCCTCAATTAGTTCAACGAGCTACTATATTAAATTTAGCAGGATACGAAATTCAACGTAATCCTAACGTAAATGTGAATCACCCAGCATATAGGACATATTTTGCAACATATAGCAGCTACACCTATACTCCTCAACAAAGTATGGTGTTCTTTGATGACTTAGAAGGAAAGACAGTGACAATCTATATAGAGGTTACATTAGGAGAAAACAAGCAAACAATCAGAAAAGAGTTAAAAATATCACTAGAACCTTAAAGAGTTGTTTCTTTAAAAAAAAAGTGGTAACTTCTACCTATAAGCCTTTAAAGAAAAAAAGGGATATAAAAAAAATAGTAATTAATAAAAATAAAAAAATGAGAAACAAAGATTTATTTGAACAAAAATTAGAAAGGTTTGAAGCAGAAGTAAAGAATATGGGTTATAATATTCATAGAAATGAATTAGAGACTGCTTATGAATTGGTAGAAGTATTGCTTGAAAAAATAGCAGATCTAAGAACATTATTGAATACCGAACACCAAGACTAATGAAGTTAACAGCAGAGCAAATACAAAAAAATTGGGATAAACATCTCAAAATTGTAGATACTTTCATAACAGGAGAACGTAAGGAGAAACTAAAAGCTCTTTATGTTAGCCTGGCTGAAACTATGGTTATGGCTCCTGCTTCAGGTAAACCTTCTTATCATAATGCTTTTCCTGGAGGATACATTGATCATGTTAATCGCGTGGTTCATTGTGCTTTAAAGGTAAAGGGTCTTTGGGAAGAAATGGGATCTACTATAGATTTTACAGATGAGGAATTAGTATTTTCAGCTCTTAATCACGACTTAGGTAAAATAGGAGCACAAGAGCAGCCTTACTATCTTCCTCAGACTGATAAGTGGAGACAGGATAAGTTAGGAGAAATTTATACTCACAATAAAGATCTTTCCTACATGCTTATTCAAGATCGTTCTCTATTTACCCTTCAGCAAAATCAAATACCTGTTTCAGAAAAAGAGTTTCTAGCAATCAAATTACATGATGGATTATATGACGATGTAAACAAACCATATTACATTTCATTTAATCCAGATTCTAAATTAAGAACTAATTTGGTCTATATATTACATCAGGCAGATTTCCTAGCATCTAAAATAGAATATGATACTTGGAAAGCTACAGGAGAGGTTCAAGAACCTAAAGTAGAGAAAACAAAATCTTCTACAGGTAAAACAGTAAATGCCTCAGAAGGATTAATGAGTTTAGTAAAAAATATTTAATATGGAAATTTTAGTAATAATATTAGGTGTAGTAGTTTTAGGTTTAGGATACATAGTGTTCAACCTAAATCGTAAAGTAATTAAACAGGAATCTATTATAGAATTCCAAGTAGGTTATTTAAGAAATGTTGCGTATCTTATTAATGAATCAAAAATTTATGTTGAACAATTAGATGAGAAGGGCACGTTTAGGTCAGACGACGAAGTAGGAGTTTTCTTTAATTTCATGAAAGAAATACAGGAAACTATAAACGAGTACCGTCTCCCACAAGATTATGGCAAAACCACAAAATAAAGATAATTACTACTTTACTCAAGGAACAGAGGATGCAATCGTAAGATACAACGCATCCTCTGATCCTGTTTTTAGGAATAAAATATTTACTAAAGAGATTTATCACCCGCTTTATAAGTTAGCAGAGAACATTATTCATACTTTTAAATTTTACTACCTAGATGTTGATAGTATTGAGGATTTAAAGTTAGATGTGGTAAGTATGTTAGTAGAGGAGAAACTTCACAGATTTGATGCTACCAATGGTGCTAAAGCATTTTCATATTTTCAAACAATAGTAAAGAGATGGCTTATTAATTATAATAATAAGAATTATAAAAAGCTAAAGCAAGTAGGATCTTTTGATGAAATGGAAGATTCTTACGAAGTAGAGGGAGTACCAAATTCTGAAAGAAAAGTAACTATAGCTATAATTGTTAATCAATTTGTAGAAAATAGTTACGACAATATAGAAATACTTTTTCCAAAAGAACAGGACCAGAAGGTTGCAGATGCAATTCTCACCCTATTTAATACACGTCACGATTTAGAAATATTCAGAAAAAAAGCTCTATATATCTACATTAGAGAAATGACAGATTGTGAAACTCCAACCCTTACTAAAGTAATCTCAAAACTAAAAGAAGAATTTTATAATGTATATAGAACCTACCAAGATGCAGGCTTCTCTATTCAATAATATATTTTCAAGATATTTATATAATAAATAGACCATGGGATTAGATACAACAATTTTCGGAACCAAAACTGTTTCAGATGTATTAAAAGAAATATACGACAACTCTAGAAACAAATCTAAACAAGTAA